TCATTGGATGGGTTAAAGTAATTAATTGGTGCATGAGTTTTTTGTTTTGGTTTGGTAAAATTAAAGGTTTTTTGTTATAATTTGATTTATTTTAGTTAATTTTTTGTTAAATGGTTGTGAATTTTTCTTCAGCAAAGTAAACATTCTCTTGAGGGCAAAGTTTAGATAGCTGGATTTTTATGCCATTAATTAAAATTTCATCTTCTGCACTTGTTATAAGTTTCTTCATTTCTGGAAACATTACAGAAAATGTAACTATGTTAATCATTGCGTACTTTATATCTTTATTTTGTGTCAATGCTTGATGCATAAAATCAAAAAATAATTTTCTATCAAAGATTTTTATCGGTTCCATAAAAGATTTTTGTGGGTTTTTTGGGAGTTTTTGTGGGATTTTTAGCAGGTTTTTGCATGGGGTTTTTGGCAGCGTTAGCTGACTATTGGCAGATTTTTGGCACTATACAAGGGTACTTTATAGCACATTTAGTCAGCTTTTACCGATATGCAAGGGCAAAGCATAGCTAAAACGCTTTTTAAGGCACTTTTAAGGCTTAAATTTCGCTTATCTTGTTTGGATAGTATAAAGATACCAACCGCAAAGAAAGTGGCTAAAAACGTCTTATTTTGCTAAATAGTCATTCCATACTTGAGACTTACCGACATTTTCTTCCCATTCAATGTCCGAAATAATGTCTTCGATTTCTTCTTCGCTTACAACTTCGCCTCTTCCATTTAGGCAATTAATTGTGCAAAAAATAGAGTCGCCAACATATAAAACGAGGTCATTTGTATGCTCGTTAACTTGGTAGCTGTCAATTTTAAAGGTCATTGTGTTTTATTTTGATTAAAAATTGTACCATTGTCGGCAATGAACCGAATAACCTCTACAGGTTCAATGGCTGTGCGTGGCTATTTAATAGCCCAAAATGCTTCGTTTATTTGCTCCTCTATTTCGGAATACTCTTTTTCTTCCCATTTATTTAAAATGTCCAATTTATAACCAATTTGCAAAAGCTCAATTTTTAGGCTTCTTGCTTCTTGTTGAGTAGCTTCTCTGCATTCCTTAGCATAAAAAGGATGACAAGCAGAATGCTGACCGATATTAGAATAACAAGACATAGTACCATTGCTCCACTCTTCAAAAGGAAAGTAGGCTAGTAAATCTTCGTTTGCTTCGTGATATAAAAACTTTACTTTAGTTCTCATTGTTTTTGTTTTACAAGTTATTAAATGCAGCCCTCTTCTATTTCAATCAAATATTGGGCTATTTCGTACCAATTTACCTCATTTGTAAAGGCTAAAGCGTAATCAATTACAATCTGGCTTTGTGTTGTTGTTTGTTCCAAAGTTTCCTCAACATAGTTTCTTAATAATTGAGAAAGCTCGTAAACGTCAGTTTCATGTTGATAAGGGTTAAACCCGTCAAACCATTCTAAAGCAATACGCCATGTAGCGTAATTGTGCCATCCATTGTAGGTTTGTCTTGTTTCTTGTTGTGTTTGTGTGTGTGTCATTGTGTTAAGTTTAAAAGGTTATTTGTTTGTAATTTCTTGCCATATTGTTTTAGCAAGTGTGATTAATAATGTACCGATGATAAGGTACAAAGCAAAGTTGATGATGTTCATACTATTTGATTTTAGTTATTAGATAATCAGATACTAACCTTGCCATATTTGACAAGATAATAACGAATAGACATAATTGCCAAATCAAAAGAAAGTTGCTTAGGTGTTGCATTTTGTTAGTGTTTTGGTTAATTGATAGGGTAAAGATAATATACCAAAAGTTAAAAAACAAATAAATATGTTAAAATATTGTAAAAATAATAAAATAGTTTTCAGTCTATATTCATACCGCTGGTAAACTTTCTTTACTATCCTTAATTGGGTAGGATATATTCTATACTACATATAGTATATAATATATAATATATAATATAAGATATAATATAGAATATAATATATAATATATACTTCAATAAATAATATAGTTTATATTATATTGTCCATACTTTACCAACGGTATTCAATTCGTGTTAGCTATTAATTATCGGTCGGTTGTTATGTTCTGCAAATGAGACACGAACTAATTGTATTCATAAATATAGTAGCTAACCTATCCCAATTCAGTGTCTATTTAACATAATGGTAATTATAAGACAATTCGATAACTGATTATCAATTGTTTATGTATGTTAATTTATACCCATATACCCCCTACCTTGTTTATTCGTGTAAATGATGTTGTACCACCGATGTGCCCTTCACATTTTTGATATAAAACATTGTTTTCACCAATTTTAACTTTTGTATTGTTGTTTTGGTATAATAGTTGTAGCTTTGACTTCTATGAAAGATACATTTGGTAAGAAAGAATATCAATGCAAGTGTGGAGTAGTCCAGGAGGAGTATGTTTGGAGCAGTCATATTAGGGAGGTGCAGTTTGAGTGTGGTAAGTGTGGGGCCTGGATGGGACACAATAACCTAAAGGTGAAGAGTAAGGTGGGAATTATATCAATCAGAACGCCAACAAAAAACCGATAATATGAATGTTTACCATTATGCACTATTGTTTCTTCAATTAGTAGCTTTTTTAATTAATTTGCACAAAAACGGGGAGTTAAAACCAGAAAGAGACTTTAGGTATAACGCTACTACTGCTTTTTATTCTTTAGTAATTGCCTATACTTTAGTTATTTTATCAGCTTATAAATAATTTATGAACGCAGAGTTTAAAGACATAACAAAAGAAGCATTTATCATTGCTTATAGGGAGAATTTTGGAAATATTACCATAGCTTGTCAAGCGTGTGGGATTAGTAGGACTATGTACCAGAATTGGATGAAGAATGATACTGAGTTTAAGAAGGCTTTGGCTGAAATAGAGCCAGAGGAGATTATGTTGGACTGGGGGGAGCACAAGTTGATGGAGAGGATTACCAAGGGTGATACCTTGGCTACCATGTTCTTGCTAAAGACCAAGGGCAAAAGAAGAGGGTACATTGAAAAGACTGAGGTGGCTCATGAAGGCGATGTCGTTAAGCAAATTACGGTTAACGTAGTCAAGCCATCAGAATTACCTAACTTGCAGAAGCAGCTCGATGGAGATGAGAATATAATAAACTTCGATACTCAGAAAGATAACAGCTTTACTGTTCCAGCCACATTGGCTTCCGAGATACCAGAGATTCCATTATATGACCATAGCAAGGGTGAGTTGTTAGATATGAACGACCAAGATGAGTTTGAGGAATAGTTTTGATTGATAAATGACCTTTTATTGATTGATAAAGTTTTCTATTAGTAAACTTAATATGTGTCAAAAAACGCCATTTCTGACTTATGTTAGGGGCCTACCCTCTATAAAACCAAAAAGTATTAGTTTCGCTTTACCAAAGCCAATTTTTTAATTTTTCCCTAATGCCCTATGAACGTAACCACAAACATCGTTTTCGAGATACTGCAAAACAGCCAAAAAAAAATATCTGTTATGCAAGGCGGAACAAGGTCTGGCAAAACCTACAATGTATTGACCTGGTTTATCGTAAAATTGCTACAAGAAAAAGGCAAGACACTAACTATCTGCCGTTCATCGTTGCCATCCATAAAAGGCTCAGTAATGAGAGACTTTATAGAAATTCTGTCGAAATATGGCCTATACTCAGAAGAAAAGCACAACAAGTCAGAAAATCTTTACTTCTTAGGAGGCAATACCGTAGAGTTTGTCTCTACAGACCAGCCACAAAAAATAAGAGGCCGTAAAAGAAACTATCTGTTCATTAACGAGGCCAACGAGGTGAACTACGAATCTTGGATGCAGTTAGCCCTAAGAACCACAGAAAAGATTGTAATTGACTATAACCCTTCAGATTACTACTCTTGGATATACGACAAGGTAATAACCAGAGAAGATGCTGACTTTACCATCACTACCTACAAAGACAATCCATTCCTTGAGAAATCTTTGGTGGAGGAGATTGAGAGACTAAAAGATGCCGACCATGAATATTGGAGAGTTTATGGTTTAGGTGAAAGAGCAATATCAGAGGCAACTATTTATACCCATTGGAAACGCAGAAGAAACTTCCCAGAAGGAGGGGAAATATTTTATGGACTGGATTTTGGCTACAACAATCAAACCGCACTGGTGCGAATCAAACACTTCGACAACGAGATGTTTGTGGAGCAACTCATCTACGAAACTAAAATGTCTACCTCACTACTCATCGATAGGCTAAAGGCTTTTGGCTTTGACAAGCGTACAGAGATATTCGCTGATGCTGCTGAACCAAAGACTATAGCTGAGATTAATAAGGCTGGATTTAGCCTTAAATCGGCCGTTAAAGATGTTTTTGCTGGTATCAACAAGGTAAAGTCATTTCCTTTAATAGTTAAAAGCGATTCGTTAGATTTGTTGGATGAGTTTAAAAACTATAAATGGAAAACCGACAACGATGGCAATACGTTGGATGAACCAGTTAAGTTTAGAGACCACTTGATGGATGCCATGAGGTATGCCATATACTCAAAATTTGCCAAACCGAAAAGAGGTTGGGTAGTGTAGGCTAAAAATTTGTTACTTTTGTAAAAATATCATATAGCGTGAAATTAACTGACATATTCGGAGCCATTAACCCTTTTCAACAAAAGGCACAAGCTCCTAATGGAATGATACAAGTTACCAGTCCATTTGCTGATTTTGGAGGATTACTTGCTGGAAGAACTTTATATCCAGAACTTAACCAAAGAAAATTTGTACTTGACTACGAAAACAATAGTGAGGTGTACGCCATCATTAAGCGTATATCAAAAACTGTATCTACTGTTCCATTTTACGTTTACAAGGTAAAGGATAAGAAATCCCTTACAAGATATGAAGCACTCACTAAAAACTCAAATACTACTCAAGACTTGGCGAAAGCAGAGTTAATGAGAGTAAAGGCTGTAAGTGAGATTGCTGATTCTCCATTAAATATCTTATTAGAAAAACCAAACCCTTATCAATCTCTTTCTGAGTTTATTGAAAGCGTTATTGGTTATAAACTTATTTGCGGCAATTCTTTTGTATGGGCTAACCGTTTAGAAAGCGGTAAAGTTCAAGAATTAGTCGTGCTCCCTCCGCAGTACATAGCCATCATATCTGATGGTACTATCAATGGGGTTGAAGGTTATTCTTTTACACTTGTTGGATGGGATTTCTTAGATGCGAAAGACGTAATCCATCTAAAATACTTCAACCCTTACTTTGACACTAACGGTAATCAATTATACGGATTAAGCCCATTACAAGCTGCTTACAGAACTGTTCAGCGTAGCAACGATGCAAAAGATACATCTGTTGGTATGTTACAGAATCAAGGCCCTAAAGGTATCTTGTATGCTGATGAGTCTAACAACTTTGGACAAGAAGAAGCTGGTAAGTTAAAAGAAGATTTCTACAATCAGT